TTTATTCAAAGGGTTTGAATGTCTAAGAAAAAGAAACATCCAAACAGATACACACAAAGAGAATGGGATAGAGTCGTTGGTTATGGTAAAGTTCCAGATGAATATAAGAGAGATTAATGTTTATTCATAAAGATGGAATATCTATTCCAGAGATTAAAGCTGAAACCAAAGATGGTATCAGATTATATAAAACACCTGAAGGTCAATTATATCCTTCTATCACTACTGTTCTAAAGAATAGAAATAAAAAAGGTTTACACGAATGGCGTGAAAGAGTTGGTGATGATGTTGCCAATTATGTTTCTAGAAAGTCAGCAACAAGAGGAACTCAGGTTCACCACTTCTGTGAAGACTATTTAAACAATGACCTTGAAAAAGTAGAAGAACAAAAGAAAGGTAGGTTTCTTTCTTATTGTTTATTCTCACAACTAAAACCAGTATTAGATGAAAAGATAGGATTGATATATTGTCAAGAATCTGCACTGTGGAGTGACAAATACAGACTCGCTGGTAGGGTTGATTGCATCGCTGAGTATGATGATGAGATTGCGGTTATAGACTTTAAAACAAGTACTAAAGAAAGAGAAGATGCTTGGAATGAAAACTATTACATACAAGCATCTGCATATTCTGAGATGTTTTATGAAAGAACAGGTATACAAATAAATAGAATTGTAATATTAGTTGTTACAGAAGATGGTACTGTACAACAGTTTATTAAAGATAAAAAAGATTACTTATTGCACCTTGACAAAGAGTTAGAAAGATATTATAATACAGATAACCTGAAGGAAATATCACAAGGTTCTGACAATAATGTAGTCAGACTAAATATGCCCGATTGGGGATAGTGAATGTTTTGTTCATATAACTTACAGAAATGTAAATTATAGATATTAGGAATATTCGTTGAAGATGGTCTAACCATAGACAGGACTCGGGGGCGGTACCCGACACCTCCACCAAAAAACCCCTAATGAGGGGGTGATATAGGCTCGACTGGTATGTGAGGATTATTGGAGAATATGGGTGAACGCCTTATAGTTCAAACACAATAGACGCAAACGATAACTTTGCAAATGAGGAATATGCACTAGCTGCATAATTCTCTGGGTTCGGCAACACCTGGAAACAGAAGTTGCCACTAACTAACGGAGTGGGCTGCGGTCTTAGACAACCAGCACTCAATATGTAAAGGAGAAGACTATGGCTTGGAATACTCCAAAAATTACTGTTGTTTCAGTAGGACTAGAGATTAACTCTTACGCCTGTGCTGAAAAGTAATCAGTAACATAGTTAGTGTGGGGGCGTATTCCCCCACATTACTTTATAATGGAATAAAAATGACACCAAAAACATTTTCACAATTTATAGAAAAAGAAGTTCAAGAAAAACAAATATCACATATGGAAGCAATACTTGATTATTGTGCCAAAAACGAAATAGAACCTGATTCAATAACAGGTCTAATACAAAAACCACTCAAAGATAAAATAGAAGCAAACGCTAGAGATTTAAACTTTCTACCTAGAATGGGTAAACTACCAGTATGAATATTATGGATGCATTTGAAGCATATAAAATTTATATGGGTCTGAAAGCACACTTTAATTCAAAGTATGACTTCACAAAGTATGGCGGTAAAACAAAGGCTAATAAGAAAAGTTATTTAAATAGAAAAGATAAACATTTCTTTGGAAGAGTATCCAGAAAATATGGTGAAGAAGTTCAAGACTTTTTTGTATCTAATTTTCTTGTAAATGAAAAAGGTTATGTTGGTGAATTTAATGATAAAAATTTTACAGATTGGAAAAAGAAAACACAATCACTAAGATATAATTTTATACAAGATATAGAATTACTTTTAAATCAAGTAAAAGATTTTAATAATGTATTCAAAGTTGAAGATGGGCAACACCCATTATTGTTCAAAAACTATCTATCAAAAAGAATTAATATAGAAACAATGGTCATATTAGATAAACTACTAAATTACTCAACAGATTTTTCAAAAAAAATATCTGAAAATATAGTTTGGCCTAATCATAATAATAAAATAAAAAATTACATTTCACTATTGACATTTAATGAAACAGAGTATAAAATGTTATTACTAAAGATGTTAGTTGAACACAAAAATGCACACAGTAAAAATTTATAACACTAAAGAACAAGTAAACCAATTAGAGATAGATGACGAACTTACACACTGCGGAGGAAGAGTGTGGAAAGGTAAAAAATATTATTATAAAGGTTTAGGTATACCATACACTCATCATCAATTATTAGAAAAAGATATTATAGATGAGGAAGATTTTGATACCATACAAAACACAAATATATTTTATCTAGGATATGCTGTAAGAAGAAAGTATTGGAAAGAAAAGATAGGTATATTTCAAGAAAGATATCAACCTTTCTTTCCAGATTTTATTGGTGCTTGTAGTGTTAAAGAAAAAACAATCACTGGTAATTCAAGAGGATTTAAAAGGTCATCTGTTGATGTGATGGAAGTTATTAATTATGATGCAGTAAACAAACAGTATTACTTTAAAATGGATTATAAGTGTAAAAGAAAAAGTTATGTACAAGATGATGGTAATCCACAGAAGTTACAAGATTTATTAGAATATATGTTAGAAAGTGATTGGAACTTTCTATGGGACAAAGGTGCAATCAATGATATCACACCTGAAGGTTTAGTTTCAGATGTGGCTGACTTATTTGAGTCAGATGAATTACATCATCAACTTGGCACTGTTTATTCATTGATGTATAGTTTATACAATGTGAATGTCCAAAAGTATTTTGAGTTTCTTGAACATATGAAATTAGGTCATAGTAGTCAATTATCTTTTATTACCAATTCCATATTGATTTTAGAAAACAATGGTATTGATACATTACCATTGAAACATTTTGATGAAGATTTAAAAAACTATAAACACACAGTTTTAAATTTTCTATTACAAGGTAAAAATTGTGCATATTGTTCTTGTGATATGTTTATTCACGAAGGCGATATGGTCAGAGATGATTATGTACGAAATGTATCAAAACAACTTGAACACATTAAATATTAACCTTAATTGGAGTTATAATGCAACAGCAAACTAATGAGTCCCTGGTGAGAGAAAGGGATTTCTATCGCGCTAAACTTGAAGGACTTGAAAAGAAAAACAAACAACTAAACGAAGATTGTGCATATTTAAAAAGGTCAAATGACACTCTTCTATCAAAACTAAAGGATTTAAATAATCAAATCTTTTATAGAAATAAGAGGAGAAGATAATGCAACAAAGATTTACATTTATAAAAACAGATGAAGTCTTTGACGGAGAATCTGAAGAAAGAGTTGAAGTTGAAGTTAAAATAGATGAAGGTGATATTACCACTTTAGAAGATAAGTTTAGAAACTTTCTAAAGGGTTGTGGATTTGATGCAACTGTGACAATTAGAAATATAGGTGACACAAATTCAGATTGGGAAACAGAGCCTCATATAGAAGAAGATAGTGATGTTTTACAAGATGTTCACGAAGTTGATAATATTCACGCGTTTAAAAGAGCTGAAGATTATGATGGGAAACCATCTGATACAGAGTGATGGAACAACTATCTTTATTGGATTTTATAGTGGACAAGAGTAAACCTAAAAATGTATTTGTACTTGGTAATGGTGAATCCAGAGATGGATATGACCTAAAACAATTTAGACAATGGGGAAAGATTTATGGGTGTAATGCACTTTATAGAGATTTTCAACCAGACGGATTAATATCAACAGATTGGGCTATGATGCACGAGGTATATTCGTCTGGTTATTGTTCTGATAACAAATGTTATTTTAGACAATGGAAACTATTACCAGAACAGTTTTTTGAGATGTTACAATATACTGGATTAGAACAATCAAGTATGGAACAATTAAATGAACAACTCAAGAGTTTAGATTTAGACACAGTAGATAAGTTTCTTCATCAAAATGAAAAGGGTAATAAAACACAGTTAGTTTGTCACGGAATAGACCCAGAGAGATTTAAAGATGCAATATTAGAAATATTGACAAAGTTTAAAGGATTACCGAAAGGTGATGTAAGACAAAAACTAGGTAATGCTGGTTTATGGATTACTTGGGTAGATGAAAATGATAAGGTTCAAGATTTAGATACTTTTTTTGATGGTGAGTTTTTAGGTTGGTCTTCTGGACCAACTGCTGTAAGAGTAGCCATAGAAGAAAATAAAGATATAGATAACATCTATATGTTAGGATTTGATATGCCGAGAGAAGGTAAAGTAAACAATGTATATAAAGATACAGATTGTTATATAACTTCTGATTGTAAATATGTAAGTCCTA